ATAGAGCTCGCCCGATGTTCAGTGTGGGGAATCATGCTCACATCACGACCGAAAGCATCAGCAAAACCTCAAATGGCTTTCGGCTGAATTTGACACAGCATTATAAATGTGCTAGTTTATAATTGTGACAAGAAAAAAAGGCGATCTCAATTCGGCTAGATATTGCTGTTATGTCTATGACGGCTTGCAAGTCGGCCCAGAGTATCAGGGCGTCAAATTTGGCAAAGCCATTGCTTACAAAGAATTTGCAAACGCAACTGCAGCTGAAAAATGGTTAAACGCTTCAGCTCGACGTTTGTTGCCAAGAGTTTTAAGTCTAAAAATTTACCGCTTAGATGTTGGTTGTTACATGGGCAACGGTGGCGGTCAATGGCAGGCAAACCAAGAGGCCAAAGTGCTATAGATGGCTTTCGGCTGACCCTAGTGGACACACGCTTGCAAGTTTGAGAGACTCGCAAGCGATGGCACTCTTCGGAAGTAAGAAGCAAGACGCGACCCCAGCGTTCGCACACGCACCGCTTCAAGCTGCAGCAGGTAGCGCCTCACAAAGCGGACTCGGCCAGTTTTGGAGTTACACCGTCGGGGCGGCTTCAGAGCTGGCCTTGTCTGTGCCGACCGTGTCTCGAGCGACTCAGATGATCATCTCTCTTGTTGGCTCACTTCCCCTCCGCCATTACACGACACAGTTCAATGGCGAACGGTACGAGAAGATTTATCTTGAGAACGAATCATGGATGGACACTCCAGATCCAACCCTGACGCGTAACTTTGTCATGTCGAATCTGTGCATGGATCTCATGATGCGCGGACGCGCGTTCCTCTATGTGACTTCACGCAGCTCTGCCACTGGACGGCCTCTCGCTTTCCAGTGGATGCCCTGCGAGATGGTTGACACGTTGGATCAGCCCGGCCCGCAGTTCTTCGGAAAATCCAACAGCATCACATTCAACGGGATCAACATTCCGACACAAGATGTCATCCAATTCCTTGCACCAGTTCAAGGATTTCTCTGGACAGGTCGCCGAGTTTTAGAGACCGCCATCAAACTAGATCGCTCCGCTGAACGCTTCGCATCGAATGAGATCGTCGCTGGATATTTACAGCAGACCGACAGTTCTGAACCTCTCGACGCTGAATCGCTTGGTGAGCTCGCTGCAGCATGGTCAAACGCTCGACGCGTGAACGCTGTTGGCGCATTAAATAGTGCCGTAAAATGGGAGCAGTTTGACACCGACCCAAGTCGTTTACAGCTGATCGAAGCTCGCAACTTCAGCGCACTTGAACTGTCTCGAGCAATCGGAGTCCCTGCGTACCTTTTGGGCATAGGCATCTCTGGCTACAATTATTCGAATGCCACTCAGGCCAAGCAGGATCTCTATCTGCTGGGAGCCAAGTTATACATGGATTGCATTCAGGAGACCCTCAGCGGAACAGACATCCTGCCTCGCAATAGGTTCGTGGAATTTGACACCGAAGATCTGATAGCAGATGTAGAGATGAATCGCTCAGAGATTGACATTGAACAACCTGCCTCTATGCGAACCCCTCAGGAGATGCCCTCATGATTCGACTTACTGCTCAACAGATTACACTTGACGCTTCCGCCGATGGCGAACCATCACGCCAGATCACTGGCCTCGCCGTCCCTTGGAATGTCAAAGCGACTCTCTCTGGTGGAGAATCGGTCGTATTCCTTGAAGGCTCACTTCCCGAAGATGGCCCGATGCCGAAGCTCTTGGAATATCACGACGAGACACGCGTCATCGGACGCGTCACCGAACGAGTATCAACCGCCGAAGGAATGATGTTCGTCGCCAAGCTCAGCGCCACTCGTGCAGCTGACGACGCTCTCGCACTGCTCGCCGATGGCGCTCTAGATTCGGTCTCCGTTGGCGCAGTGCCTACCAAGTTCAAGCGCCTCGCAGACGGGACTCTAGAGGTCTCTGAGGCTAAGTTCGTCGAGCTGTCGGTCGTCACGACTCCGGCATTTTCCGACGCGCAGGTCTATTCAGTCGCTGCCTCTTCACCCGAAGAGGAAGCACCCGACGAAGAAGAAGAAACACCAACCCCAACCCAACCATCCGAGGAGGATGAAATGTCAGAAGCAATCGAAGCAGCAGTACCCACTGCTCCAATCCAATACGCAGCAGCGAAGCGCGAGTTCAAGCTTCCCACTATTGCGGAATACATGGTCAAGTTCATCGCTGGCGGAAGCGAGTTCGCAGAGTTCAACTCTCGCATCGCTGCAGCCGCTCCGAATGTGACCTCAACTGATGCACCCGGCCTCTTGCCAGTGCCGATCATCTCGCCGATCTATAACAACTTTGTAGCCAACTATCGTCCGTTGATTACTGCAATGGGAGTCCGCCAGATGCCCGCATCCGGCAAGGTGTTCATCCGTCCGAAGGTCACCACGCACACGACCATCGGTGCAAGCAACGGCGAACTCGTCGCACTTGATCAAGGCACTTTCGTCGTGGACGACATTCAGATCACCAAGGCTCTCTACGGTGGATATGTCAACTTGTCCGAAGAGTCAATGGACTTCACCTCGCCCGAAGTTCTCGGTGCATTGATTGACGACATGGCACGCATCTACGCGAACGCCACCGATATCGCAGCTTGCACAACTTTTGAAGCTGGAGTTAGCCAGACCGAAACTTTGACCAGCGCAACTACTCCGGCTGACTGGGTTTCGTTCATCTACAACTCAGCTGAGCAGATCTTGACCAACTCAAACGGCAACCTGCCGAATGTGCTCGTCATGTCACCGAACTATTACGCAGTTCTCGGAGCTTTAAGCGATGATGCTGGTCGTCCATTGTTCCCAAATGTCGGCCCACAAAACGCGTTCGGCACAACTGCAGCAAGCAACTTCAACGGCAACGCTTTCGGCTTGAATCTTGTGGTTGACCGCAACTTGAACAATCAGGTCTATGTCGGTGACAGCACTGGCTTCGAATGCTGGGAACAACAGCGCGGAGCTGTAAGTGTTGAACTTGCAGACGGTGCGCTCGGTCGAGTTATCAAGTTCCGTGGCTACTTCTCGTCTGTCATGATTGACGCGACGAAGTTCGTCAAGCGAGCCTGAACCGACTAGACGAGTAGAGGGAACGAACGATGGCAACATTTACAGTCACGCATCAGATGGTGCTTGACAATGTTGCCGTCGTTCAGACTCTTGAAAACACTGACATAGCGATCGGTCAGACGATCACACTGTCAGGATGTGCAGCACAGCTCAACGGCGCTCACATCGTCTTCGCAGTGCCGACCTACCTCTTTCTCGGAACAGATGAAGAAGGCGACTACCTTTTTGATCCCGATGTCATCATCCCGAACCAGCTGCTCTTCCAAGATGTCGGCGACGACCTCCCTCGAGAAGCAGTCACTCCAGTCGGCTCGCTCGTCTGGACTCAGACCTGCACATGGATCACAGTCAGCGATCTCACCGAATTTCTCGGAATAAGCGGAGCGACCGCCAACGACACAGCTTTCATGACCTCATCAGTAAATGCCAGTAATGCGTGGTCGTTTAAGCGCAGAGTTCAGGCCGGCTATCACGACAGTCTGACGACCGTCCCTGATGCTGCAGTCAAAGCAGGAGTCGTGCTCATGGCTGCATCGTTGTACCGTGAGCGCGGAAGTTTGGACTCCTTCAACAGTTTCCAAGACATGAACATCTCCGCACCTGTCGCTTCAATGGGTCGGATAAACCAGTTGCTCGGCATTAAGAGATCGCAAGTGGCATGAGATGGCAGGCATCTTCACAGACACGATCAGCGCTGTCTCAGCGACGATCACAGCTCTCGGCCTTGTGCCGGTCACTGACCCTCGGAACGCTCGACCTCTTACTGTATTCATTGAGCTTCCTATTTTCAGTTCGTTCAATAACCAGACAGCGGACATCACGATTGATCTCCGAGTGTTGGGCGCGCCACCCGGCAACCAAGACACTACGGACTACATACTCGGAGTCGTTGATCAACTAATGGACTCCTCTCTCGCAGTCATCTCTGGCAGACCTACGATCGCACAGATCGGCTCTGCCGAGTTACCTGCTTACGACCTCACAATTAGAATCGGCACTAGCCGCGTATAAAGGACAAAACAATGGCCACAGTTACTTACCTATCCAACCCCACCGTCACCGTCACAAGCCCATCGGCGATGACGCTCACCGATCACTGCTCGGCGGCGACCTTGACGCTCACCGCCGAAGCACTTGAGAACACGGCCTTCGGTCAGACCTCACGCACCTTCACCGCTGGCCTTTACAGCAATGAGCTCACGCTCACACTGTTCCAAAGCTACGGCGCGACCGAAGTTGAAACCATGCTGAACACCTTGTTCGGTGTTGAATCCACACTCGTCATCAGTCCTGCCGGCGCAACCGAATCCGCCTCGAATCCTGAGTACACCTTGACAGGCTGCTACTTGGAAACTGTCACGCCGATCATGGCAACTGTTGGCGAGCTCTCAGTAGTTGAGGCAACCTTCAAGGGCGGAACCTACGGACGCGACATCACCTGATCTAGTAAGTAATCCGAACCCCGACTAGGAGAACAATGAAACTAACACTCAGCGTCAAGCTCACCGATGGCGAGACCTACCAAGTCATCACAAACCTGTTTGTCATCATCTCGTGGGAGCGTAAGTTCAAGCGACGAGCATCAGATCTGTCAAGTGGGATCGGGATGGAAGATCTAGCCTTCATGGCCTACGAGGCCAGTAAACAGCAAGGTCATCCAGTCCCGATCTCATTTGATGAGTTCGTCAAGAAATTAGAAGATCTAGAAGTTGTGGAGACTGAATCCGCAGTCCCTACGCAGGAGGCCACCGACGTCAGCTAGCAGCTCTGCTAGTTGAAACAGGATTCTGGCCTCCACAAATAACATTTGAGACAGACGATCTAGCAACTTGTGTGCAGATCATCAACGAGCAGAGAAAGAAAACCTAATGGCTGCAGACGCAAGAATAGACACTTACGGTCTGCAAGACGCATTAAAGAAAATGCAGAAAATCAACCCTGCTATTCGTCGAACTCTGCTTAAGGATACAAAAGTCGCAGCTCAACCGCTGGTGGATCTGATCAACAGTCGAATCCCAACGACACCACCGTTAAGCGGTATGAATCACAACGGTCGCACCGGGTGGAAGAACGCCAAGAAGGTACAGATCTCGTTGAACACTCGCAAACCTCGCAAGGGTTCGGCGACTGCTGGCGCTGAACAGATTGCAGTGGTTCGTGTGGTCACTAAGGGCGCTCCTGTAGCGATTACGGACATGGCTGGCCGTGCAGGTGGCACTAAGTCGCGCCGAGAGTCAAAGTATCGCCGACCTAATTTTGCGTCAGCTCTTCAGGGTGAACCGTCGCGCTATATGTGGAAAGACATAGATCAGATGGTCGCCGAAACTGAACGGGCTTTGAAGCCGATCATTGACCAGTTCATGGTTGATGCACAAAGAGAGTTTAACTGATGGCTATCAACCTCCCAATCATTTCTGAGTGGAATCCCAAGGGCATAGACAAAGCGATTGCCGACTTCAAGAAACTGGAGACGACAGGACAGAAAGCATCGTTTGCCATTAAGAAGGCTGCAGTCCCGGCAGGGCTCGCTATCGCAGCTCTTGGCGCTGTTGCTTTTGATGCTGTCAAAGCGTTTGCCGAAGATGAAGCCGCAGCCGAGAAACTCGGGTTAACACTTCAGAACGTTACTTACGCAACCGACGCCCAGATCGCCTCGGTTGAAAAGTTCATCACCAAAACTTCTAGGGCGGCTGCTGTCGCCGACGATGAACTTCGCCCGGCACTCGACAAACTAGTGCGAGGGACTGGCGATGTTGCTCAAGCCCAAGACCTGCTCACTCTTGCGCTGGACATTTCTGCGGGCACTGGCAAAGATTTGGGCGCTGTTGCTGACGCACTGTCAAAAGCTTACAACGGCAACTTTACAGCCCTCAAAAAACTAGATCCAGCACTGGCTTCGCTTATTGAGGAAGGCGCAGACGCCGACGAAGTATTTGGTCGTCTTGCTGGCACGTTTAAGAATCAAGCCTCAACTGCAGCGAACACGACTTCAGGCAAGATGAAGAACTTGTCAATTCAGATGGGCGAATTTAAAGAGTCAATTGGCGCAGCTGTTGCACCGTTAATTGAAAAAATGCTTCCAGCACTTTTGAAGTTCTCAACATTTGCTCAGGAAAACACAAAACTTATTGTCATTCTTGGAGCCGTGATCGGAACGTTTGCTTTAGCAATCATTGGTCTCAACGCAGGCCTTGCGATTTACAACACGATCCAAGCCTTGACACTTGCAATAAACACTGCACTCACAGCATCGTTCTCGGCTCTTTGGATCGCTACTGGAGTCGTAGTCATTATCGCAATTATTGCGGCACTGGTCGCGCTACAAGCCAAATTCAACATCTTCGGAAAAGCCATTGATGGCCTCAAGGCTGGCTTTATGGCTTGGTGGGGCGTCGTCCAGTTCGTGTTCGGTGCAGTCAAAACAGGGTTTGCTGAACTAGCCAATCTTGGCAAGGCGATCTTTGACGGTATTGGCGGAGCGTTCAAGGGTGTTATTAACGCAGTTATTTCGGCAATGGAAAAAGGCTTAAACTTTGCGATCAAAGGCTTAAACATCATTCTTGACGGAATTGACAAAGCTGCCGGGCCTTGGGTTAACTTCGGAACAATCCCAGATGTCAAGTTGCCTCGACTAGGTGAGGGGGGCATTACCACGGGCCCAACAATCGCGATGATTGGCGAAAAAGGACCAGAAGCCGTTATCCCGTTAGACCGTGCCGGTGGCATGGGCTTTGGTGGCAACACGATTACGGTCAATGTGAACGGTGGCGACCCCAACGCTGTTGTAATGGCGATTCAACGATATGTCCGTCAGACGGGTGCAGTCCCGTTAACGACTCGAGCAATATGATTCGCTACGCGTGGGGAATTAAAAACCAAACAACAAATGTAACGCACACCTCATCAGTTTTGTCGTTTACATTTTCTAATGGCCGACAAAATTATTTAGATAATTACAATTCTGGAGCGTTAGTTTTAACTATCAAAAATCAAGCAAATGAATCTGCAGGTTTCAATTTTAACGACAGAATAGATTTGCTGAGTCCAGTCGGCGATTTATTGTTTTCGTTCTATGTAGTGCAAGTTGCATATAACGATTATCCCGGCAATACAGGTTTGTCAACGGCAACAATTACTTGTCAAGACGGTCTAGGTCTAATGGGTCGTTTACAAATGAACAATTACAGTTTTTCAGCAAACCAAAGTTCTTTTCAATTTGCAGCAACAAGTTCTGTTCCTGGTGTTGTTTTTGGTAAACCCAGTATTGCTGCCGATCTTGGTGGAAGTAATTGTAGTGCCAGCACTAACAATGGTTCAATACTAAATTTTTGGAATGTGTTAGTTAACACAGAACGAGGCGTTTTACTTGTTTTTGAAAATATAGTAAGATTTACAACTCGAAGCGGTGTAAATAGTTTAGGAATTAACAGTTTTGATTTAACTAATGTTGTTAGTGCTTCAGATATTACTTATCAAAGTTTTGAACGTATAAACCTAGGTTTAGATTTAATGAATCAGGTGCAAACCCAGCCAGCAGGGTTGGCGACACAGCAAGCTACTAACGCAGCTTCTGTTGCAACATATGGCGCACAAGGTTTTACTACTTCAACAGTTGACGCAACTACAACTCAAGCGTTGGGCCTCGCTGAATGGCTTGCAAATACTCTTAGCGACATAAATAAACAGCGTTATGTTGTTACTTTTACTGATGTAATGCAAAGTGTTTCCGTTTCAGATTTCACAAGTTTTATAAACAACATGGCTTATAAATCACAAACGAATTTGATTTTTAGAGTGCCGGGTGCAGGGTCGGACTCTACTGCACTTGTAATTACGGAGGGGTTTTCTGTTACGGCTACACCGAGCCAAACTACGATTACGGCGTATTTAACACCGTTGACGTACTACCAGTTTTTTACGCTTAATTCATCAACTTTAGGTATTTTGGATACCAGTCGACTCGGCTGGTAAAGGAGAAACATTATGGCTACACAGTGGACAGCAGGGACGACTAGCGGGCAGGTGTTGACTGCGGCGACGCTTAACACCATCGGGGCGGCTTGGGTTGATTACACGCCGACCCTGACACAAGGCGTAACGGTAACCAAGACGGTGGTGCAGGCCCGATACTGCCAATTCCAAAAAACGATTATTGGTCAAGTATTGCTTAATGTGACCAGTGCAGGAACGGCGGCAACCGCTATTGCAATTGGTTTACCGTTTGCGGTCAGAACAGGCACGCCAATGGTCGGCTATGGCTACATTTACGACGCAAGTACCAACGTGATGTACAACTGTACTTTTAGCGGCAATGCGTCAATAATCAACGGTTTCTATCAAACAGGCTTCAACATTGGTGTTTCGCCTGCACTTACCCTTGCGGCCTCAGATCAACTTTCAATCCAATTTAGTTACGAGGTGGCATGATGAAAACAGTTACTTGCACAAACGAAACCTGCCCAGAAAACGGTGTCAACGAATTTATGTGTGGCGACCCCGACTATGTTGAATGCGGTGTATGCCACGAACCATGCGACCTATCGGAACTATACGACGACCCAGCCTCATGCAACTGGACACCCGGAAGCAACCCTGAACCATGAAAACTCTTGCCGTGATCGCAGCTCTTGCAGTCGTCCTCATGTTCGTCGTTACAGGATGTAGCGACCGCACTCGAGACACTTGCGAAACCCAACCCACAGCGACAAGGTGCGAACAATGAAGAAGTACACCAACTCAGAGATCAAAGCACGACTCATCCTCATCGTCGGCATTGCTCTTGCCGTTGCTTTTTTAGGTTCAACCGCAGCTCTGCTTTATGGCCTGCTGTTTGTTGTACAGCCATTAGACGTGTCACCCAACGATGAAAGTGCATGGTCGCTACTGTCGCCCATGATGCTGTTCCTGACCGGGGCACTGTCTGGAATCCTCGCCAGTAACGGCCTCAAAGACAAGGGAGACAAAGATGAGTCCTAGACCGTACACAGGGAACAAAGACGGGAACCATCCCACACCACGCGCCGGCACAAAGCGATTCGTCGAATACTGTGAGTACCTCTTTGGCGTAAAGAACATCGGCATCTATGCGAATCGTCCGATGCGTTCAGGCTCATCGCTGTCCGTTCACGCCACATGGCGAGCTACAGACCTCAAAGGGACTAAGCCTCAACGGAAGTCCCTCGTGGAGTTTCTCTACGAGCACAGGGACGACCTCAACATTGAAGAGATCCATGCCTACGATGGCACTGGATGCCCTCTGACAGGTCTCACAAAGTGGGGAGCAGGCTACCGCTGTGATCGTGACGCTTGGAAGGCTTGGACTGCCACACGCAACGGCGGAACACCCGGAGCTGACTGGACTCATGTGGAGATCTCGCCACTGATGGCAGATAATCCGAAACTGGTAGAGGAAGCGTTCGCTCGAATCTTCGCCGAATGACTTGACATCGCGTCGCTCATTCGGTCAACTGTTTGAGCCAAGAGAGCACAGCATCAGCTGAGCCCCGACACTGGAGGCACAAAATGCACCCGTTCAAGTTCCTCGCCTTTGTGGCGTTCGCCTATTTCAGTCTTGTCGTGGTCTTCGGATCATCGTCAGAATCACCGCCAGAGACCACGATCAAAGTCCCTCAGACTGTCCAGATAGTCCCTCTGACCGATGAGCAGATCGCAGACCAAGAAGCCCTCATCGCACAGATGATCGCAGAAGAGAACGCCACGATCTACGATGAGCCCGTAGAGACCTCTACGACGCTCGTACAGCTCGCCCAGATAGATCCAGACACCAAATGTCAGGAATGGCTACCGCTCGCCGTAGAGATGGGCTGGCCCAACAGGACAGAAGTGCTGCAAACCCTCGGACGCGTCATGTGGAAGGAGACGAGATGTACCGCTCAGATCGTTTCTAAGACTGGCGATCACGGTCTCACACAAGTGAACGCCAAGGCTCACAGATCGTGGGCAGAGGAGATCTTCGGCATCCCATTTGAAGAGGCAATGGCTGACCCTTCCAAGAACCTTCGCTTCGCGTTCTTACTGTGGAACAGTCGAGAAGAAGCTGGGAAGTGTGGATGGCAACCTTGGAGCATCTCATGCTGAACAGTCTCAAATGGCAAGAAGAAGCAGCTTGTCGTGATCTGCCCGTTGACTGGTTCTTCCCTGAAGTTGGTGCTGAAGCATGGCAACACCTTCGGAGAGCTGTCGCTGTGTGCGAGTCGTGTCCAGTGATAGATGACTGTCTCAAGTATGCGCTCTCCTTCGGCTATCGAGCTCTTCCGGGCATTTGGGGAGGCACATCGGAGAATCAGCGTCACAGCATGCTCATCTCTGACACACCCTTGCAGTAGTGTCGGATTATCCAACTAGGAAGGATTATCCAATGAACGACCCCGACGGCATGGTTCAGACGATCAGAGAGCAGGAGAAGCACATCGCCGACCTTGAGCTCCGTCTGAAGATTAGAGACACACGCATCCGCTTCTGGCAAGGAATCGCAAGCGATCTCTACGATGAGCTCATC